GCCAATATTGCAGCAGCAAAACAACTTTTGGACCATTGGGGCTGTCAGTATCGATTTTTAAGCATGGTTCCACTGGGGCAAACCAATGAACACACAGGATTAGGATTCAACCCTGACGACAATCGTGGAGAGGACCACGACGTGAGAGAACTATATCAGGATGTGTTGTCTGTGATAGAACCCAGCATATTTGAAACAGTGTTTGGCAACGATTGGAAAAGTCGTGCAGGCATACCCTGCGATTTTAGCCCAAAACAAAGAGACTTTCATCCCACTCCTTTGGAACATGTGGAATACCTAAATCTAATTGCCCCAGGCAGTGTCAGACAAGGCACTGCAGAATGGATGGCAGTGTGTCAACAACAAGCCGAAAACAACACACTGAACTGGCGCGAGCCCAATAGACCCAGGAGATTGTAATGGAATTTATTACTTCAGGCTCAAAACAAATTCGGGTGCAATACGACAGCTGGATGGACGGCGGCGGCACTTGGTTTGGTCAAGAGTATGTGGACATTGTTCGAGATCGATATCCCAATCGAACATTCAACCGCTGCTATGAGTGGTGTTCGGGTCCAGGTTATATTGGATTCAGTCTGTTGGATCATGGCCTTTGCAACAGTGTGTGCCTGAGCGATATCTATCCTGCGGCAATTGATGCAGTAAACATGACCATTCAGGAAAATCAGTTGCAATCAGTGGCAGCAGGCTACAACACCGGCACAGTGTCCGGACTACCGTCGCATGAAAGATTTGATTTGGTTGTGGCCAATCCGCCACATTTTCTGACCTGTCCCGGCGACGACAATTATCAGCGTATTGCAGTGGATCAAAATTGGGCAGCACACCAAGAATTTTTTCAAAACATTGCACGACACCTAGTGCCTGGGGGAGTTATCCTGCTGCAGGAAAATCAAGCTGGATCGATCAACAGAGAAAAAGATTTTGAATCATTCATTGACGCAGCTGGTCTAGAAATAACCTCAGTGTTTGACAGCCCCAATCACTACACTCCCAATCACTACACTCAGATCTACTACATAGAGATCCGGCAAAAATAACTTGCCTTTTGCGTTGACGACACTAAATAAAGTCGTATACAATACAACTTGTATGCACAGGCAACACATCTAATTTTAGATATAGGCATATACATAGGCAACATTTTTAAGGAGAAAAATACTATGGCATCTTTAGCAGAAATTCGCGCACGTCTACAGGCAGCTGAAAACAAACAAGGCGGGCAATCCGCAGGTAGTGGAGACAAGTCAATTTACCCCCACTGGAACATGGAAGAAGGTCAGTCCTGCACAATCCGTTTTCTTCCAGACGGCAATAACAAAAACACATTTTTCTGGGTCGAGCGTCAGATGATTCGACTGCCCTTTGCTGGCATCAAAGGAGAAATGGACAGTAAACAAGTAATGGTTCAAGTTCCCTGTGTGGAAATGTGGGAACCCAATGCTTGCCCAATTCTGGCAGAAGTTCGCACTTGGTTCAAAGACAAGAGCCTGGAAGAAATGGGTCGTAAGTATTGGAAAAAGCGTAGCTACATTATGCAAGGTTTTGTTCGTGAGAACCCCATTGCCGATGACACTACTCCGGACAATCCAATCCGTAAATTCATTATTGGACCTCAGTTGTTTGCAACCATCAAGGCTGTGCTGATGGATCCTGAAACAGAAGAACTGCCAACTGACGCACTGCGCGGTCTGGACTTCCGTATCAGCAAAACACAAAAAGGTGGCTATGCTGACTACTCTACTTCAAAGTGGAGCCGCAAGGAAAGTGCACTTACCGAAGTTGAACAAGCAGCCATTGAAGCACACGGCTTGTTTGACTTGAACACCTTCTTGCCCAAGCGTCCCGGCGATGTTGAACTGCGTGTTATCAAAGAAATGTTTGAAGCATCAGTTGACGGTCAGCCTTACGATACTGAGCGTTGGGGTCAATACTTCCGTCCTGCAGGTGTTCAGGCACCCAGCAACAGCGCCAGCAGCACCGATCATGCCGATGAGGACGCACCCAGGGCAGCACCAGCAGCTAAACCTGCTCCTGTTGCCAAGGCAGAACCTCAGCCCTGGGAAGACGACGATGCTCCAGCCGCCGCAGCACCAGTTCAAACTGCTGCCAAGCCCACTCAAAAGGCCGAAGACATCCTGGCCATGATTCGTGCTCGTCAGAACAAGTAATTGTTCCAATTATGCAGGGGCAATGCCCCTGCATGTCTAACATCTACAGGTAAATTATGGGAAAACCATTTGACGTTTCAAAATTCCGTAAGGAAATTACAAAAAGTATTGACGGCCTAAGTATTGGCTTCAACGATCCCACAGACTGGATCTCCACAGGCAACTTTGCCTTGAACTATTTGATCTCGGGCGACTTCAACCGTGGCATTCCCTTGGGCAAGGTCACTGTGTTCGCTGGCGATTCTGGTGCAGGTAAATCATACATCTGCTCAGGTAACATTATCAAACACGCACAAGAGCAAGGTATCTTTGTGGTGTTGATTGATTCAGAAAACGCACTGGACGAAGATTGGCTCAAAGCACTGGGAGTTGATACCAGTGACTCAAAACTGCTCAAACTCAGCATGGCCATGATTGATGACGTAGCAAAAACTATTTCAACATTCATGAGTGACTACAAAGGCTTGCCCGATGGCGAGCGTCCCAAGGTGCTGTTTGTGATCGATTCATTGGGCATGTTGCTCACACCCACAGACATCAACCAGTTTGATTCAGGCGACCTCAAAGGTGACTTAGGCCGCAAGCCCAAGGCACTGACCGCGCTGGTTCGTAACTGTGTGAACATGTTTGGTAGTTACAATGTTGGTCTTGTATGCACCAATCACACATACGCAAGCCAGGATATGTTTGACCCAGACGACAAGATCTCCGGCGGCCAAGGCTTTATCTATGCCAGTTCTATTGTTGTTGCTATGAAAAAACTCAAGCTCAAAGAGGATGAGGATGGCAACAAAATTACCGACGTTATGGGCATCCGTGCTGCCTGCAAGGTTATGAAAACACGCTATGCCAAGCCGTTCGAGGGCGTGCAGGTCAAGATTCCCTATGAAACAGGTATGAGCCCTTATTCTGGTCTTGTGGACTTGATTGAAAAGAAAGGCATGCTCAAACGCGAAGGCAACAGCCTGGTGTTTACCACCAGCGACGGCGAGATCATCAAGAAGTTTCGCAAGGCCTGGGAAAAGAATGATGACAACTGTCTTGACACAGTGATGAAAGACTTCGCAAATCAGAAAGACGAGGTAACTACTGTTGAGGAGGATACTGAACAATGAACGAAACAATTGCAGCAGAAATTTGGGGAGAACTCAAACGTTACATAAACACTGTGGATCGCAACGAGGCTGCCGAAACTGTGGTTCAAATTTTAATGGACAACGATTTGGATGTCAACGATATTCGTGATTTCTTCAAAGGTGATTCGGATATCAAGCGTGCCTTGACTGCATATCTTGACAACGACAAAGATTATGATGAAGATGAAGAGTCCGAGGACGAGGATTACGACAGCGAGGACTGGGAAAATTAATGACTACAAAGTGGTTTCCTATCAAAACAGAAACAGCTTGCCAGCTCAAATGGAACTGGAGCACTATTAGATTTCACGAAGGAACCACTAGTAGTTGTCATAGAGTAGACTCAGATATTATTACACCGGATACATTTTCATTATTTCATAACACTCCCAAAAAGTTACTTGATCGAGAATTAATGTTGAAAGGCAAGTGGCCGTCGGGAGGTTGTGAATACTGTCAACAAATAGAGCAAGCAGGCGGCACAAGTGATCGACAAACACACTTACAAATACCTAACTTGGTTCCAGTTGAGCTTGAACAGAATCCTGTTGCAATCAAAGTTACTCCTAAAATATTAGAAATTTATTTTAACAATGTTTGTAATCTAGCCTGTGTGTATTGCTGGGATGGATTTAGCAGCAAAATTGAACGAGAAAATCAAAAATTTGGAAGATTTGAGTCCGACGGGGTTGTAATAGACAATATGTCTGCCCGGGCAGATCTACCCGGTATTACTGAAGCATTCTGGAATTGGTTTGGGATCAACTGTCACACTCTTGGCAGATTACATGTGTTAGGTGGGGAACCTTTCTATCAAGATGACTTTTACAAGTGCTTGGATTTTTTTGAGTCTACCCCTTGCCCCGATCTCGAGTTTAATGTTGTTAGTAATCTAATGATATCCCCCGACAGATTTCGAACTGTCATCGATAAACTAAAAAAATTAATAAAAACCAAAAAAATTAAACGTTTTGATTTAACGGCCAGCATCGATAGTTTTGGCACCGCGCAAGAGTATGTTAGACATGGATTAAATTTGTCACAGTGGCGTGCGAACTTTGAGTATGCCGCCGAACAAAAATGGATTACACTGAATATTAATCAGACGTTGACCGGTCTAATTTTAAAGCAAGTTCCTGAATTGATAAAATATATCAATGAACACAGGCAACATAGACCAGTAGGTCATTATTTTAGCCTGCCAGTTGTTACATATAATTTTCTGCACCCAGAAATTTTTGGTCCTGGATACTTTGACAAAGAATTTACAGAAATTTTAGATCTTATGCCACCTAACACTCAGAAAGATTATATGCAGGGTATAAAACTGAGATTGGCCACATCAAGTAGAGATACAAATGCAATTTACAAGTTAGGCAAGTTCTTAGATGAAATCGATCGTAGAAGAAATTTAAATTGGCGCCATGTATTTCCTTGGTTAGTGGAGGAAGTAGACAATGTGGTATAATAAAATTACAGCATCTTTGGGCTCCATCCCAGACTTTATCTCACACTACGAACGCGAGCTTGAAGAAGCCAAGAAAGAATGTCGTATCGGCGGCCTAGTTGAACGCAATATCAAAGAGTTGCCCGGCGTCACTGAGCATAGATTCAATCAGCTGCAAGAAATTGAAGCTGTGCTCAACTATCTCAATATCCAACTTCGTAAAATTCGCAGAAAGCATTTTCAAAAATATTTGGAAGCTTATGCACGAGCACTCACCAGCCGTGACGCTGAAAAGTATGTGGACGGCGAAGATGAGGTAGTTGATTTTGAAACCATAATCAACGAAGTTGCATTGCTGAGAAACAAGTGGCTGGGCATCATGAAAGGTCTCGAAACAAAACAGTGGCAAATGGGTCACATTGTGAGACTTCGCGCAGCAGGCATGGAAGATATAACAATATAATGTTTTTTCAAAATCACGAACAAAGTCATGCTCACAGTCTGGAAACCTTGAACTGGTTATACGAGCATGACGATTTCATGGCTAGTATAGATACCTTGATTGATCTTC